GTTTTAGTGCAAATTGCTTGACATAGCAAGATTAAACACTACGAGTGACTACGCATGGATACTGAGCGGGCGAAAAGGATATTGGCGGAATCGGGTATTGAACATTCTGAATTTGCGCAAAAGTTGGGTATCAAGCCCGGTAGTTTGCGAATGAACTTGAGCATGGGTCGCTTGAGCAAGAAAGCGGTTGCCATGTTGTTGGAATTGGAAGCGGACTTGAAGGAGGAAAAAAAGGAGGAACCTTCCGAGGCGAGCATGGTGAAGGAAGGCATGATTCGTCAGACTTTGGGAGAACCTTTGGAGAAACTCGCGAAGGTATATATGTTACCCAAGAATCCCTATTTGCGACTTGTTGAATTCAAGGACGGGACACATGGCAAGTTCAAGGCCCAACCCGGTAAGTTTGGCTTGGGTGCGGTTGTAAAGTTGGCTCATGAACAGGGCGATATGTACCGCTTGGTTGGCAGGTACGACAGGAAGGACCGGTTGTGTGGATAATACCCAAAACGTTATCTCGTTTTGTACCGGATACGGAGGGCTTGAACTTGGAATTAGACGAGCGGGCGTGGATATTAGAACAGTCTGCAATGTTGAGATCGAAGCCTTCGCTCAAGCCAACCTGGTTGCGAAGATTGAAGAAGGGCGGATGGATAACGCCCCTATCTACTCGGATCTTAAAACCTTCCCTGCATCAATCTTTCGAGGAAAAATTTGTGGAGTCATTGGGGGCTACCCTTGTCAGCCGTTTTCAAGCGCAGGAAAGCGAAAAGGCGAAGAAGACCCAAGGCACTTGTGGCCGTATATCCGAAAGCACGTCAGGACAATTAGACCTCTTTGGTGCTTTTTCGAGAACGTCCGAGGTCACGTCACGATGGGGCTATGGCGAGTCTTGTCCGATTTGGAAGAAGATGGTTACCGAACGGAGTGGGGATTGTTCAGCGCGGAGGAAACGGGCGCGCCTCACCAACGCATCCGATGCTTCATCCTTGGGAGGCTGGGCAACCCCGCAAGCCTCCGACCACGTGGAGGGCGCGAGAACCGCGAAGGAGAGCAATCAGAAGTGCTTGGGACGGGACTTGAATCAAATGGAGAATTGGCCCACCCCGCGAGCCGGGAACCCCGGCAGTCGCAAGCCCGGAACGGGAGGAAAGATATTGGCGGAGGAAGCGAAGAATTGGGGGACTCCGGCATCGAACGATGCGAACAAGACTCCGCATTGCGAGATAAACAGCAAGCAAGCGGGGTTGAGCAAATCGGTGGGAATAGAGGAAGCGAAAAAACACAATGGCCCGCCCGCCCCGGAGAAAAGCAGTACGAGTGGGAAGAACCACGGGTCACCAAAGCTCAATCCGAATTGGGTGGAACAATTGATGGGACTCGAAGTAGGGTGGACCCAATTGCCAACCGAGTGGATCGTCTCCGACTCTTAGGCAATGGTGTATGTGTGCCAACGGCAGAACTTGCATGGAGAACTTTATGGAAAGAATTAAACGACAAATACGATGATTGACCCAATAGAACCGAACGACGATTGGAAATGCGACGAGATGTGGGGAGTCGAGGAAGACGAGGATGACGAAACCGAAGAAGAGGAAGAGGAGTGACAAGCAACTCACTTTGCCGGAAGCGCACGAAGCATGGGAACGCTTTTGGGCGAATACGCGAATCATTGGATTCGAGGTGGACGAAGAGGGCGAGAAGAGGGCGATCCGCACAAATGTTCAACGCATAATGCCGGCCAGCTACGGAAGGTTTGATTTCAAGAACAACCCATGAGCCAAGCAAGCAGACAATGTATTCACGAAATGAAAGCTCTTTTTCACAGGTGGGAACAGGAGAGCGACTTGGTGAAGGAGGACATATTGAATTGTTTGAGCGAAGCCTTGGACGAGTATTACAACGACGTCATTGAATTTGAACCTGAGATTGACGAGGAGGAGGACGAATGAACGTTTACCAACCGACCAAGAAGATAAGCACCTGGCAACAAATGGTCGTCCGTCTGACCAAGGAACGGGACGAGTTGGTTGCGAGGAACAAAAAGCTCGAAGAGGAGAACATGGGACTGAAGCGAAGATGTTCCGATCTTTGGCGCGAGATAACGGAAGAAAGAGCGAAGAGTGATTTGTGAAATGTCCACCCGGATTCAACCCGATCTTTTGGAAAAAATACGGTCGAGCGATACCCGTCTCAGTTGTCGAGCTACCACGGTGCGACTTGAAAAAGCTGGGTCCACCATGCTCGAAATTAAGCCAAGAAACGTTGGAACGGATTCGGAGGGATGGACGGTCGGGCCGGAAGAAATCGCGGTCCAAACGCTCGAAGAAGGGTTAGTGATGGCAATGGAGATATTAGCGAGGGAATGATCCTCACCCTCCAACCCGACGAAGTCCAAGTCTGCCAAATGGTTGGCCGAATGCGTAGTCTCATTGCCCGTGGGAACGGGGTGCGTGATGCGAAGATGGGCAACCAGGACGGAGCGGAAGCGGACGTGATGGGCATGATGGCAGAGTATGGATTTGCGAAAAAGATGAACGTCTTTCCCGACTTGGGACTCACGCCAAGGAGCGGATCTGCGGATGGGGTAATGGCGAGCGGCAAGCGTTATGACGTCAAGGCGTCCAGGCACAAGACCGCACGATTGCTCAGTACGCTCAAGGTCAATCCCGACGTGGACGTGTACGTCTTGTGCGTGGTCGATGGCTCGACCCTCGATTTCAAAGGATGGGCATTCAAGGAGGAACTTATTCGCGAGGAGAACAAGACCGACTTGGGACATGGGGTAGGGTATGCCCTGACGCAAGACAAGCTTAGACGGTTCGATGCCTAAGATAACCTATACTGACGAAGTAGACGCTCGCTTCGGAATTCCTTGGACGGATGACTTGAAGTACGAAAAGGGCGAGCTAGTATGCGCGTTGAGTCCCGAAGAGATTGATCGCTTGACCATAGAAGATCCCGAACGCGCCCAAACGCTTACTCGTCTATTGATGGATCAACCTGGTTCCGAAAAGGAAGACCCGATTCAATGGGGATGGACATTGCCCGGTTGGCGCAGGGTGATGGAACGATTCGACAAAGACAAAATCCACGTGATTATGGGCGGGAATCGCTCGTCGAAGAGTATTTTTTCCACTCGTATGCTTGTCCATCTTGCTCAGACGATTCCCGAAGCGGAGATTCGTTCGATGCACGTGACGGAAGAGCGATCAATTCAAGACTCGCAGAAAATGGTATGGGCTGCGCTTCCCGCTCGATACAAGAGATCCAAGAAGAAGGGACCGAATCATAGTCTCCAGTATAATCAGAAGAACGGATTCAATTCTGCAAAGGCAATCTTGCCACCCACCGAACCGGATGCAGAACGGGGTTCGACCATATACTTTAACAATTATCGCCAGTTTGCGGCAGATCCACAAATCTTCGAGGGATGGTCTGCTCATTGCATCCACCTTGAGGAAGAAGTTCCAAATAATATATTTGAAACCTTGCTTGGCCGAACGGTTGACTATCATGGACGCTTGATTTTGTCATTCACGACTCTTCAAGGTTGGACGCCTTTGATCAATAGTTTGTTAAAGGGTGCGGAAACCGTGAGGACGAGGTACAGCGAACTCTTGCAAAGGGAATTACCCGTCGAACAAATCTCCGCAAATTGGCCTGACTGTCGGATTCATTTCCTATGGACTCAAGACAATCCGTTCATTGACGGTTATGAATTGGTACGGACTTATGCCAAGCAACCCCAAGAAGTAAAACTTGCCCGTCTGTACGGAATCCCGTCCAAGTCGTTCCAAGGGCGCTTCCCAAAATTTAACCGTGAGAGCAACGTGGTTGAGCATGAACAAATCCCGTTCATCAAAGACCCGTCCATTGACGTCACCCGTTACTTCATTTGCGATCCGGGCGGTAGCAAACCTTGGGTTGCCTTGTGGGCAGGAGTCATGCGTGACGGTAGGATATTCATATATCGCGAATTCCCTGACAGCACGATGGGCGCTTGGGCCTTGCCCCACGTGAACGGCGCGGGAAAGAGCGTGGGTAAGCCTGGTCCCGGTCAGCGTCCATTGGGATGGGGTTATATTGATTACAAGAATCACTTCGAGGACTTGGAAGACGGGGAGGACATATTCGAGCGAATCGTTGACCCGCGAATGGGTGCGGCCACGGTACGGACAAAAGAGGGTGAGTCGAATATCATCAACACGATGAGCAACCTTGGATTCGTATTTCGCGCCGCACCCGGCGTGGATATCGAAGCGGGTATTGCGAAAATAAACGATGCTTTGAGTTGGGACGATACCGAACCCATGACGGTTGACAATACGCCGAAACTCTTCGTGAGCGACCATTGCGACAACTTGATTACTTCAATGATGGAGTATTCGGGACAGAGTCGGGCGGAACACTTCAAAGACCAAATCGACTGTCTTCGGTACTTGATGGTGAGCGGTGCGGAATACATAAGCGAATCAAGTCTCCAAGCAACGGGTGGCGGAGGTTACTGAATGAAAACAAAACTGACGGAAGAATTTACCTTTGAGGCAGCTCACAGGATACGGAACAAACGCAAGGAGTATGGAGAGTTGCATGGTCATTCGCATCGTGTATTCGTGACCATCAGCGGAGAACCTGACCCGGAAGTCGGATGGCTAATGGATCAGCAAGAGTTCCGAGAAATTGTCGGACGAGTAGTTCAAAGGCTTGATCATAGGTACTTGAACGAGTTCCTTGAGCAAACGACTGCTGAATCAATCGCATTGTATTTATTCAAGGAGATCGAGAAGAACCTTTGCTTTAACGAACTGAAGCTTGAATCGGTCAAGGTTTGCAAGACAACCACCCAAGCGGAGGTATTAGCATGATCAAATCAAGGTTGGTATATTTGGCCGGACCAATCTACGAACAAGACGATACTTGCATTCGTTGGAGAGACATGGCGGCCAGGATATTAAAGAAGAAGAACATAATGTCGTTAAAACCGACCGATGCTGACTACCGTGGAAAAGAAACAATTGCGGGAATGGCCGAACGGATCGTTAAAAAAGACAAGGGAGACATTGTTTATTGCGACACGATCTTGGCCAAGTGCGACCATCCGAGCTACGGAACGGCGATGGAGATCATGTTCGCTTGGAGTTTGCAAAAGCAAATTGTCGTAGTGACTAACTCGAAAAGTCCGTGGATTCAATACCATGCCGATCACATTTTTTTGACCTTGGACGAAGCGTTGAAAAACTTTGAGTTCCCCGACTTCGATGCAGGAGTAAGCGAATGATCGTCATGCCATCCAACAACGCCAAAGGCATTGTCCATTATTGGGCGGGTCTTGGCTATCCCGTTGGTTGGTTGTTTACTCCTGAGAACTGCGTAAGGGAACCCGTCAGGTGGATGCCCTATGCAATCGACAACGGACGATTCAGCGTCTGGTCGGCAGGTAAAGATTGGAACGAATTCGATTTTACCAAGATGCTGGACTACTACAACGAAACCTTGCTCAAACCCCGATGGGTCGTTGTTCCCGATTGTGTGGGTAACCGAGACGAAACCCTCAAGGAGTGGGACAAGTGGTATCCGATCCTCAAGCAATCCTATGACCACACATGGGCATTCTGCGTACAAGACGGGATGACTCCTGCCGACGTTCCGTCCGAAGCGGAAGTGGTCTTTGTGGGAGGAACCAAAGAATGGAAACTCAGGAACCTTGTGATGTGGACTGAATCCTTTGACCGAGTCCACGTCGGAGCAATTAATTCGTTCAAGGTTTTGATGCGATGCCAAGAACTCGGAGTCGAGTCAACCGATGGTACTGGATGGTTCCGTGGACCCAAGATGACAGAGGCATTGGAACGATATTTCAAGGTACAATCCGGTGAGATTAAGTTACCCAAGCAGACTGAGTTTGCACTTGCGTAACTACACTACGCTACGATTGCGTTGACCTGTAAGGCGTAATGCCTTACAATTTGTAACGCTTATGCTTTCGACCGCAGATCCCGAACTTTTGTATGTCTCCAAGAAACCGGACATCGCGTACTTGGCGCAGACTTATAGAGAGACGCAATCAGACCTTGGCGAATGGTTGGACCGCAAACAACGCGACTACGACGTAAGAAATTGTCAATGGGCGGGAAAGAGCGATGACTTCAAGAAACACGCATCGTTAAGCACTACAGGCGAGGTGTTCCCGTGGGAAGGCGCTAGTGATGCCGAAGTCCGACTTGTGGACGAGCAAATCAACTGCAAGGTCGCTATGGTCATGAACGCGATCAAGCGAGGACATATCGTTGCATCGCCAACCGAATCGAACGACGTCGAGCGTGCAAGCGTGATAAGCAACTTCCTTCGTTGGCTCATCAATACGAAGATGACTGAATTCTACTCTGAGATGGAATTGTCTTTGAATCATCTCTTGGAAAAGGGAATGACCGTCACTTACTGTTGGTACGACCAACAAGAACTGAAACAACAACAGACGATCAAGCTTGCGGAAATAGCCCAAGTTTTGCCCGCCATTGCGGAGGTCATCCAAGACGGATCGATGGACGATGAATTGAGCGAAACGCTCAAGGAACAATTCGGAGTCTCCAAGGGCAAGGGCAGGGCAATGCTCCGCGAGCTACGCAAAGACGGTGAGACTACCGTTCCGGTTACGCGAGAAGTCGTGAGCCGCCCCAGGATAAAAGCGTTGGCCCCGGACGAGGACGTCTTTTGGCCGAACTACACGATTGACCCGCAAGAAGCACCCTACGTTTTCCACGTGGTGAACATGACTCCCGAACAAATTCGGGCAAAGATCAACTCCGAAGGCTGGGACAAGGACTTCGTCGAGCAAGTGATCGATACTGCGGGTAATGCGGAATCGGAGGACACGCTTTACCAAATCCGCGAGCAAGACCAGTTCGTTTACGACGACGATCAATACGTCAAGATAGTCTATGCTTACCAAAGGCTTTTGGACGAAGACAACGTTCCCGGTATTTACTGTACGGTTTTCTATCCGCGTATTACGGATTCCTTCGCCAAGCACCAGTTGATGGACTACGCTCACGGCAAGTATCCGTTCGTGGTGTCTACTTACGAGAGAACCTCCAAGCGACTTTATTCGACCCGTTCGATTCCGCAAATTGCCGAACCCGATCAGCAAGCATTGAAGGTGGAAGTAGACTCCGCAATAGACGCACAGTCTCTTGCTACCTTGCCACCTCTTCAACACCCAATGGGTCGAAGCCCTTCAAAGTGGGGTCCGGGCGTAAGAGTTCCCTACCGCACGCCAAACGAGGTATCCTTTGCAGACATTCCTCCGGGTCGCGGTTCAACGGTAAACGTCGAGCTACGCAGATATATCATTGAGCAGGTAAACCGCTACATGGGTAGGAACGCACCAGGCGTCGATCCGGTAGAGGCGCAAATGAAACAACAGTTCTTGATCGACAAGGTATTCAATCACCTTCGCCAAGTCCTTGACCAAGTTTACAGTCTTTACCAACAATACGGACCCGATCAAGAATTCTTCCGGGTA